TTAATAATGAAAGTAACTGAATCAGCAATTAGATATTTGTATAGGATGCCGCCACCAAGAGCTGATTTATTTTTTGGAGTTATGGGCATGATAGATCCTCATCCAATTGAAGTCATGATAAGTGGAACAGGTGGAGAATTTTACAAACATTGTCTTTACAACCGCAAAAAAACATCTGATGCCTTGCATTTCATGCACAGGTGGCTTAAAGATCCTGAAAGAAATTACATTGAACCCACTGTGAAGTGGGACATGGGTTTCTTTGTTCCTATTGGTCCTAAACAGTTCATGAAAGATAAAATTGGTTACAAAAACTTGAAATTTCCTGAAGATGTTCAGAACAGCTGGACCATTAAAAATGGGAAATTTGACACAACTTGTTCCTCAATTATGTCATTCATAAAGATGCTGGACGATAAAAGCTTTTACCGCTCTATAGTTTCTGATCCCTCAGAAAAACCACTGTCCAGAGTTATGGGTGCTTATAGAAGCAGAGATTTGTTGTCTGATTACACTGTTGCACCAGACAACAAACCGATAAGATTGACACCTTGTGCCTTTTTGGAAACATTGACCAATTATTTGGATGGAAGCTTTCAAGATTTAACGTTGAAAGGCTTCAAATTTGAGGATGACTTGGTGGAACCCTATTTGAATGTACTGGATCCAATTTATTCTGAACTGAAATCCACTTATGATAGTTTCGGAAACTTGTTAAATGAGATAATGACCCAAAACCAAACTGTAACGTTAAAACCAGTTCAAGCACACATGCTCAATAACAACATAGGAGTGCCTAGTGATTTTCCAATAAGCAAATTAGTCACCTACATGAAAGAGCCTGAATACTACTGGCTGTACGGAGATGAAAGAGATCCTGATAGACAATGCAAAATAATCAAAGACTATTTAAAAATCATAGGAGTTGATGAAAGTCAAGTAGATGCTGATGACTTATCAAAAATTTTTAGAAGAGTTTTAGGTGAAGAAAACAAACTTTTGAGATTTCAGGCTTATGTGGCAAGCGAGAAAAGGTTCCTAAGAGGTCCTCAAGACTTGTTGGAATTAATTGCAAGCAACAGTTT